ACTATATAGTACTTGCCTCTTTTGTGTAGAATATGAGCTGTTTGATATAATATATTATCTTTGTTTGACGCTATACCAATTCTTGTGAGTGTCTCTTTAATTTTTAGAAAATCATCCGCGTGATTCAAACCAACCTCAACCATGATTTCCGGACTCCATTTTATCACCTGTTCCGTTTCCATTCAATCCACCTATATTATATTTTAGCTTTAATTGAGATAATTGGTCATCGGTTAGGATGCTTAAATATTCAATAGCTAATATATTATTTATATTATATAGGTTTTTCAAAAACTCCAAATCGGAATCCTTCACTGGCTTATACCATTTGGAAAATCTTTTGCGTGGGCGGATGGAGTGTACATAATAATCCATCTGGATCTCATCTGGGAGGTTGCCTAGCAAATCGCCTTGATATGCTTGAAAGATTGTGTCAGGAAACTGAGACATAGCCTTATTGACCATGAACGGCGCATACTTAACTTCCTCATCATCTCTTAGTATATTGCCCTTCCCTTGGTTGATGGCATTGACTAGATCAAAAGGATTAGCCATTCTTCCACTCCGCGGTTACCATCATCTCTGCAAAGAATGCCACAAGATGAATTTCAGGGTCGGAAGCGAATGCAAACTTATGTAGATATTCACTCATCATCACAATAACCTCAGGTACACTAGCCGGAGCTAATAAATCAAGGGATTGTTCATATACAGATCTAATAAGAATATCAGGTTCTTGATCTGAATTTTCACCAACCCATCTTCGCATCTCTTTGAAGTCTTTGCCTTTAAGGTGTACTATTAAGTCATCGAGATTAGAATTTCCAACATCACCAATAACAGAAAGATTAAGAGCACCACCGCTTGAGTGCCTTTGAAGTTCATTTATAATTCTCCTATTGTCTGGATAATGTTTCTCAATCAATTTAGCGACAATGGAATTATTTTCAACTTCAACACCTTCGGTATTGAGTATGTTGATTAGCCTCTTCATTATTTGACCCATCAACTTAGGCTTATCGCTCTTCTTGATCTTAAATTCAATTACAGAAGTTCTTGAATGTAGAGGGGGAATAATCTTATTGGCGTAGTTGGCGGTAAGAATGAATCTAGCGTTTGAGCTAAACTCTTCCATGAAGTTGCGTAGCGCGGGTTGAACGGAATTAACATTAAGATAATCCGCCTCATCGAGGATAACAACCTTAGGTCTTCCCGTGAATGATACCGTGGTAACATAGTTCTGAATAGTCGTTCTCAATACATCGATTGATCTACCCTCATTAGACCCATTGATGACAATATAGTCTAGGTCTAATTCATTGCATAAAGCTCGTGCAACGGTAGTTTTACCTGTCCCTGCAGTACCGCTTAATAATAGATTGGGAAAGTCGCCTTGGTCTACATACTCTTGGAATGTATTCTTTAGATTACTCGGTAGAACACATTCTTGAATAGTCGATGGTCTATATTTCTCAACCCAGAGAAAGTTGTTTTTCATAATATTAATTAATGGTCATTGCGATGTAATAAGTCACTGAACGGTCTTTACTATACCATTTAGAAATACCCGCCTTGCTAACCTCAATATCATAATCCGTGGGAATAATATTAATGTGATATGTCTTCACAGAAGCGGAGAAGTCTTCGCCATCATAACTACCAAGCTCTATTGTAAATGAATTGGATGATGAGTTTTTATTATCCGCCGCTTCCATTACAACCTTGCCACCATTACTTTTGATGATAACATCTTCAACCGCTAATATAGACGCGGCCTTCAATAACTTATCAATAGAAGCGTGGGGAAGTTTAAATTTAATATCAACATCCGGTAGAGAAATATCTTCCTCTGGTGGTGTTACAATCACAGCGGGGTCTGCAAAGAAGTATTTACAAGAATTACCGGCCTGTGAGATATTTACATACCCCTTTTGAAAGTCCAGAGTTGGCTTTTCAAATAATGATAGCGCGCCAAGGAAAGAATTAAGATCATATATAGCAAAATCTTGGTCGAAGGTTTCTTCGATTTCAGCGTTTGCAAATACATTCTTTTCAATTGCGATGGTGCGTAGTTTATTGCCCTTCTTGACTAAAATAGAAGGATTGATTGATGTGAAATTATCTAAAATTTCAATTGTGTTTTTGCTTAAGTTCATAATGTAGTTTCCGAAATATTACTAAATTGACCATTCTTACTTACCTTTATGGTTCGCTTGAAATGATCGCCCAAATCTCCCTTATGAGAGATTACATAAATCTTAGAGTTTTCCTGGCCTCTAATGATCTTTAGGAAATGTTCTATCCCTGCACGATCAAGAGAGCTATCTAAGATCTCATCAAGTATCAGCAAGTTTGTTGATACCGAATTCTTTATTTTGGCTAATTCCCGGAACGCAAATAGTATTGCTAAATCCATTCTCAGTTTTTCACCTTCGCTGAAACCGACATAACCATATAGTTCTCTACCATTCTTGGTTACCGTTTCATTGAATAATTCATCTAAAGTCAAAGTAATATTAAACTCAAATTCTTTTAAATATTTGTTAATAATTGTATTAAGCACAGGTAGATATTTCTTAATAATCCTAGTTTTAATTCCCGTGTCCTTTAACATTAATTCAATCACATTAAATAAACGTGTTTTATTAAGTAAATTATATAACATTTTCTGTAAATTGTAAACACGCTCGACCTTTTCTTTTAATTCTTTTTCAAATATAGTGTCATCATCACCCTCTATATCTTCCATTGTTTTATGTATTGACTCAATTAGGTTCTGGTATTTAGATATTTCATGACTATTTGTATTATATTTAGAATTAATATTATTATGTTCTAAAACAACATTATTTAATTCTTCCCACATATCTTCCATTAAATCTAGATTACCTTCCGACTCATTTTTAATCTTTGTGTGAGTTATTATCATATAGTCTTTAAATTCAGAAGATATACCTTGGTCGCAGGTAGGACACTGAGATTTAGTATTAAAAAGCTTAATACTTCTACTACTCAACTTCATTTTAGATTCAGTCTGTGCTTGAATTTTTCTAATTTTTTCCTTCTTTTCATCTATACCATCTATGGGTGGTGGGATTAATGATTCATTATCACTCAACAATTGGTCAATCAACGCCTGTAGTTTAACTACTTCAGTGTGAGCCTTATCTTTAGACACTTTACGCTTAAGTTCATTGGCTGCGATATGTTTATTATCCGTTTCAATCGATGTATTTAATAGAGCCATCCTATGCTCCATATCACTTATATCAACCTTTAATTCAATTGATTTCTTTCTAAGCACATCATTCATTAGACCGAAAATTTCAATATCAAGTAGTTGTTCAATAACCTTTCGTCTATCACCCGCGGGTAGTCTCATAAATGGAGTATAGTTGCCTGTGCCTAGCACAACTATTTGTCTAAACGATTTATCGTTCATACCAATTACATTCTGTTCCAACCACACCTGTTGGTCTTTAATCTTAGCATCATTGTGTCTTTGCACACCATCAACCCAAATATCGAACCGAGCGGGTTTAAGACCTCTAATGATTTTATACTCAGATCCCTTGGCGACGAATTCAACCTCCACTATAAGACCTTTACGATTAATGTTATTGATTAAATCAGAAGTAGATGATTTACGAAACCCCTTACCGAACAACGAGTAGGTGATGGCGTCCAGGAAAGTGGACTTGCCATTGCCATTGGTACCTTTGACTAATGTTGTGTCGGTCACGTCCAATAATATTTCCGCCCAAGTATTACCATAGGATAGGAAGTTTTTAAATTTTATTTTCTTAAACTCAATCAAGTTAAAGCCTCATTATATATTTCGCTCAATAGAGATTTAATCTCCTTTTTATCTTTAGAGGAGTGTAGTTCTTTTTCAAGCCCTTCGACCCAACCTCTTAAGTATGTTAGAGTGTCCACCGCTTCAAAGTCTTCAATCTCACCATCCGATAATAATAATGAATCGTCAATCTCTTCAATGATATTAACATCAACCGCCACTTTATCTAATTTATGCACCGCCTTATCAAAGTCTGGAAAACTATCTCTCTTCTTTACGAATAGTTTAATGATCTTATTCGAGTATGAATTAATATCCTCTATACCATTATTATATACCACTTTTTCAAAAATGTTAATAGGGTTGTCGATATATTCATGCTCGCCAGTCTCGGTATCAAATATAGCAAAACCCTTGGGGTCATTAAAGTCCGCCCACGTTGTTTCATATGGGGAACCTATATAGTGGATATGACCATCATTACTTCTAGTATGAAAGTGTCCAGAGAACGCCTTTTCATATCTATTAAGAAAATGAGATGATCGTGATGAGTATTGTGATTTGATACCAGAGTGCATAAAGAAGCCGGCAAGATCGAAGTGACCGAAGCAATATTTTGAATTAGAACCCTTGATAAAATCCAATATCTCATCTTCATTATCATCACAAATCCACGGTATAATATCTATACTATCATGAATAGTTGTAGGTTCATTAATGATATTAAATCTATTACCCAGCAACCTATCCGGTGAATTAACTTCAATCGTTGTCTTAAAATATGAGTCGTGATTGCCTACATTGATATTGGCCTTAATATCAAACTCTTCAAGTCTTTTAAAGAACATCTCTTCTGCTCTTTTAAGGGTATAGAAATTTACATACTTCCTTCTATCGAACACATCACCGAGATGAATAATCTCTTTGATATTATTCTCCACTAGATATGGAAAGAAAATGTCTGAATAGAATTTTTCCATGTGGTCGGCGAATAGAGCACTATCACCTCTAGCGCCATAGTGTGTATCGGTAATTAAAGCTATCTTCATATAGTGTAGCCGGCCTCTCTTAATCTCTTTTTCCAGGGGCCGCCCTTCTGTTGTTCATCTCGTTGAAGTTGAACCCATTGAGCGGTTTCCCTTATACCAGCAATACCGGTCGGATCGTTCTTCATAGTAAAATCCAATGAATAGATAATACGTGCCATTTGTTCTTTTGTTAAATTACCTAACGTCATTCTTAACTCCCAGTGCCCAGTTTTCACCAGCATCTTCTACATAATATATTGATTTACCAACAAATCGTTCAAAACCATATTCCATACCATTATAATCTACGAATGATATACAGAAGTCTTTCCCATCTTTATGGACTATCGCTTTATCATCATCTTTATAATATTCACTAATTACATTCATTTAATTTCCCTATTAAAATGCTCTAAAGGAGCGTGTTCAGAGTAATATTTCATATCACCCGCGTCTTGTTTATCGAGGTGATAATAACCCCCGTTGTCTAATTTTGTATCATATACCTTAGACTTAGTATCAATCTGCTTATTTTCCTGAGCGATTCTTCTTAAAAAAGCGAAGAAACAGATTTGAGAAAAATATGCGAATGGATTCTTTGATTTATTATAGTCGAACTTATGACAGTATCTAATACAATTTTCAATACCGTCTAAAATCATATCCTCTCTCCAAGTATATCCAATGAAGTTAGGTCTATTCGCCAACTTCCTGGCAATTTTCATGAATGATATGGCTATTTCATCCGATATAATAGGTCTCTTCTCCCCCTTATCAAATGATATTGCACATTCATCCACGAATGTAGACATCTGCTCTAAAAAGAGATTGTTGTCTATATAGTGGGCGGGATTTGGTTTTGTTTTTGTTTTTAATTTTTTTGGCATATGATTATATTATAACATAAAAGTGGGTTATTGTAAACGTATTTTTGATATTTCGTAGTCAAACTTTTGTTCATTGTAGGTCTTAATTCGAATCTCCCAGTGCTTCAATCCATAGTTCTTATGTTTCTTATGGCGGAGGTCATCCGCGAGGTCGAACATTATCGCGGTGTCTTTATTATCGGATTTACGCAGGATTCTACCAATACTCTGTAGCACCCTTATCCGAGACTTACTTGGGTGGGCGAATATCATTACATGGAGATTTCTAATATTTACACCGGTGGAGAATACACCCATCGATGCTATGATGATAGCATTACTATGACCTTCAGTCAATCGTCTAATTTCCTCTCTATCATCAGCTTCAACTTCTCCAGATACAAAGTATACTGGACGTTCTGATTCAGCGTCTTTAATCATCTCATATAATACCTTTCCATGCTTTTCAACAAAATTGAATAATATAAGAGTATTCCTTTTCTGTAACAGAGCAAGTCTAATTATGAATTCATTCCGTGCCGGGTGAGTAACAATCCAGTCTATCTCTTGTTGATAATTAAGCTTCTTACAATTTTTAGTATCCTCTTCGCCATACTTTAATAGTAGGGATTTAATTTTAAGGGGCGCGATGGTCTTATCATCCATAAGCTTCTTGGTAGTAACAGCATTATAGACGGGGCCGAACAAACCCTCGAGGACTAATTTATTTGTTTTAGTATCATCGGCCGATAATGTACCGGTAAGGCCTATGCGGAGAGGACAATCACTTAACTTCTCTAGTATTTTAGTAATGGAATTGGCCTTCGCCGTATGAACTTCATCACACATGATGGCACCGAACTTATCAAAATAATCTTTAGGTTGTTTGAAAATTGATTGCCATGTAGAAATATATATTTGAGACTCTGCATCCTTTTCTTTACCACCCGAGATTTGATGAACCATAGATTCATCGAAGTCATCATCGGTGGAAGAATAATCTAGGAAGTCGGAAGATAGTTGTTTAACGAGCGAGATGGTGGGGACCAGAATTAATATCTTATCAACACTCTTCATCCATTCACGGACAATAAGATATTGAATCAAAGACTTACCGCTCGATGTTGGTGCTAAAATGATGCCACGCTTGCGCTCAATGGCGAAACGCACAGACGCTTCCTGATAATCATAAGGGATTATACCCACGCCTTTTACATTTAGTTCAAGCTCCGGTGTGACATATTCATAATCAATAGAAAATGCTTCATCTAGTTCAGGTGATACGGTGTATTTTATCTTATAGTGTTTGGCGAATTTTTCAATATGGTTTATCAATCCAATATATAATACCCTATTACGAGTGGAGAATAGATGAACGAATCCATCCCATTGTCCGGTCTTAAATGCTGGCATGAAGCGATAGCCTGGAACTCTAAACTTGAAGTAATCGTCTAATTCAAACAAGATTCCAGGATCGTCAACTTCTATTCTAATATATACATCATTATGTTTAGTTAAATATAGCACTAAAACCCACCGGCCTGGAATTTATTAAAATCAATCCAATTCTTGATTGAGAATCCCATACGATTTAATGTATTGATAACTTCGGTCAAATAATCTACCATGACTTTCTGAACTTCCACCCGTGCCTCGACCTCCAATAAATCTAGATCACCCTCAAGGAAAGCCTTTATTTCATTTTTTTGTAGTACATATTGATAGCAATCGTCAAGATATCCAGCGTAATATGCATATCTATTACGATAGACTTTAGAACGTTGTTGTTCCAATGCTTTGAGTTTGATTTTTTCTTTGGATAGAAAGCGGAGATATTTAGCGGTAATGACAGGAATTTCTGCGGCCTTTCGGTCCAGTTTATTCTTATCCATTTCACAATCTTTTTCTGCCATTTCTTGATATTCGTCAAGATTCATAATATATATTCCTCATCAATATTACTATTATAACATATTATGTCATAAAAGTAAACAAACTTATTTCATAGTAAAATGGGTATAATTAATATCTAAATCACACATGATTGGTTCTGCATCCGCCATAGTAGTCATTTCAACGGCCGATAAAGAAGTAGGCCAGCAGTCATGAAAAACAATCTCTCTTAGAGGATTGCCATTATTTGATAAAATATGTAGAGTCGCGTCGGTCATTAACTCATTTATATTTGAAGTAATGCCGCCACGTTCTGGGTTCCAGAAGTCGGTCATCCATATATGAATCTCATTCCAGTTAAAGAAGCCTTCGTCGACTAGGAATGAAACATTTAAATTATCATAATTGATATGAACATCCGGAACCTGCATTTCAACCATAGGATTTGGAACATCAATTTCTGAAATTGTCACCGTTGGAAGCGATACAGTTTGAAGGTGAAATGTAACACCCGGGAGACGTTGGAATACAAGTTGATAATTACTCGGTCGTGCGGTGTTAAATTCATCTGGTGTAAATAAACTAGCCATTATGTATTCCTTTTAATATTCATATACTATTTATATAAAAAACCCACCGTTAGGTGGGGAAAGTGAGGACACACTTTTTGATTTTAAGCTACAATTTTGGATAATTCCCTCAACAT